GAATTAACCCAATCGCAACTTTCAACGATGTTGGAACTGTTATTTGGGGTAACAAAACTTTACAAGTTAAAGAATCAGCTCTTGATAGAATCAACGTAAGAAGATTGTTATTACAAGCACGTAAGTTAATTTCAGCGGTTTCTGTAAGATTACTATTCGAACAAAACGACGATATCGTAAGACAACAATTCTTGGATTCGGTTAATCCAATCTTGGATTCAATCAGAAGAGATAGAGGTCTTTATGATTTCAGAGTAACTGTTAGAAATACACCTGAAGACTTGGATAATAATAGACTTGTCGGTTCAATTTATATTAAACCAACAAGAGCATTAGAATTCATTGACATAACATTCTACATCACTCCAACAGGAGCATCATTTGAAAATATCTAACACATGAACAATAAAAAAACCAAAACTCAAATAAAAGAGTCCAAACCGAAACAAATAGTTATAAGTGAGGCTCAATTAGAGAGGTTGATTCAAAAATTGTCAAAATGATTAAAAAAGGGATATATAAAAGACCGGCTTCCGTATCCGAAGGGATTACGGAGGCTGGAACTCCCGACATGAAGTATTATGCTTTTGATTGGGATGATAATATTATGAACATGCCAACAAAAATTATCTTGAAAACCGATGACGGTGAAGAAGTTGGAATGTCAACTGAGGATTTTGCACATCATAGAACTATGATAGGTAAAGAAGACTTTCAATATGAGGGTGATACAATCGTAGGTTATGCGGATAACGCTTTTAGAAACTTCGTAGTTTCGGGAGATAAGAAATTTATAATAGATTCAATTACAGCGCCTACCGGTCCTGCTTGGTCTGATTTCGTTGAAGCAATTAATAACGGTTCAATATTTGCAATTATCACTGCAAGAGGTCATACACCGTCTGTTTTAAGAGAGGCTTGTTATAATCTTATATTATCGAACAGAGATGGAATATCCTTCACAGAACTTATTAGAAATCTTGAAAAGTATAGAGATATTGCAGGATTCGAAGGAAACCAAGATAAAATGGAAATACTAAACGAGTATCTTGATTTATGTAGATTTTATCCTGTGGCGTATGGTGAAGGTTCATCAATTAGTCCCGAAGAAGGAAAAATAAATGCAATGAAAGAATTTATGTCTTATATAAAAGAAGTCTCAAACTCAATTGGAAAAAAGGCTTTCTTAAAAAACGACGTAAGTAATAATTTCATACCCCAACCAACTTTAGGTTTTTCAGATGATGATATTAGAAATGTCGAAACTATGAAAAAACATTTTGAAAATGAACCTGATAACATTCTACAAACCTACTCAACTGCAGGAGGAATTAAAAGAAAATATTAAAAAAAATAAACTTGATAATATTTATCATAAAAAAATAAACTGAACTAAAAAATTAAATAAAATGGCTGATTTACTAATGAAAATGCCGATACCGTATGAACCTAAAAGACAGAATAGGTTTATCTTGAGATTTCCATCAAGTTTGGGTATCAACGAATGGTTTGTGGAAAGTGCAAAAAGACCATCAATAAAAATTGCTGCGACCGAGATTCAATTTCTAAATACTTCAACATACGTTGCAGGTAGATTCAATTGGGACGAAATCGGCGTTAAATTCCGTGACCCAATCGGTCCATCTGCGTCACAAGCCTTGATGGAATGGGTACGTTTGTGTGCAGAATCTGTAACAGGACGTATGGGTTATGCTGCAGGGTATAAAAAAGACATTGATTTAGAAATGTTAGACCCGACAGGTGTTGTTGTGGAAAAATGGATTCTACAAGGAACCTTCCTAACTAGTGTTGACTTCGGAGCGTTGGGATATGGTACTGATGCAATTGCGGATATTTCGGCGAATTTAAGAATGGACCGTTGTATTTTAGTATACTAATATAATAATAAACATCAAAAGGACCGTAAGGCCCTTTTGATGTTTATTTTAATTTAAACTGATGTATGTTTAAATTAAAAACAAATTATGGAAGATTATCAAACATACGGACAACAGTCATTTTCCCTACCTCACGATATGGTACAGTTACCAACAGGTGGGATTTTTTATAAATCAAAAAAGAAATCTGTAAAAGTAGGATACCTTACTGCTGCGGATGAAAATATCATCTTGGGCTCACTAAATAATAGTGCGAAAGACGGTGTGGTATTATCATTACTGAGAAACAAACTGTTTGAACCCGATTTAAGACCTGAAGAATTATTAACAGGGGACATTGAAGCAATACTAATCTTTTTAAGAAACACATCGTTTGGACACGAATATAATATTTCGTTAACAGACCCCGTAACTAAAGAAAAGTTCAATCACACATTATTGTTAGACGAGTTAAACATTAAAAAATGTGAACAAAAACCAAATGAACAAGGTTACTTCGAAGTCACATTACCTAAAAGTGGGTTGATTGCAAAATTAAAACCACTAAATATGTTCGATACTATGGAAATTGAAAGAATGACCAACGAATACCCTCAAGGTAGAGTGGCCCCAAAAGTATCTTGGAGATTAAATAAACAAATAATAGCACTAAACGATAACGAAGATAGAGGATTTATTTCTCAAACAGTAGAAACGTTACCAATTGGGGATTCAAAGTTCATAAGAAATTTCTTGAACGAAAACGAACCAAGTTTAGATTTAAAAAGAGTTGCAATAGCCCCGTCAGGAGAAAAGGTTGAGTTTGACATCACCTTCGGGGTGGACTTTTTTCGGCCATTCTTCTGATTACACCAAGACTTTAATAGACCAATTTTATTATTTAGCGAAGTACATTAACACATCATATAGTGATTTTCTCATATTGCCTTCTTATATGAGAAGATATCTATTGGATAAGATTGTGGAGGATAACACACCTAAAAACAGATAGGGGTTGTATTTATCTAAAAAGATTATATTATGATGCAAAATGATGGAGCGGCAAACACGCCAGATGTGAACAAAGCACCTGACGCCGGTAGTATTTACAACCTTAAGGGTTTAGGTGAAGAAGCCGTGAGTGCTGGAAAGCGAGTTGCCGATATACTCGCACCGATGGCTCAACTTGAGGCGTCCGGAGAACAATTAGCTGAGACTTTCGGATTTGCGGGTGATAGAGTTATTGAAATGGAAAACCAAATCAATAAATCTGCTACAAGTATTCTCGGACTCTCAAAGAACGCCATGACATATGAGGCGTCAATGAAGAGGGCTGGAGACATTGTTAAAGAAGTATCTATCATCACTAATAGAAATGTTGTTGCATCTTCTGAAGTAATTAAGAGTTTAGAACTTACGGCAGAGGCAACAGGGGTATCGACAAAAGATTTAGCACAAAATTTTACAGATGCAGGGTTTCAACTAACCGATGTCTCAACACAAATGGAAACCGCGGCTAAAGTGGCTCAAAAGTTGGGTGTTAATGTCGGTGCCGTAACAAAAGGGGTGTCAGATAATCTAAAAAATCTTAATACATTTAATTTTCAGGGAGGTATTGAAGGATTGGCGAAAATGGTTGCAAAATCCGCAGTATTGGGGGTTAATATGCAAGATGTCTTTAATATGGCGGAGAAGGCATTTGACCCCGAACAAGCAATTGATTTGGCGGCTTCAATGCAAAGGTTAGGGGTTGCAAGTTCAGATTTGTTAGACCCACTTAAGATTATGGATTTAGGACAAAACAATCCTGATGAGTTAATGAAACAAATGGTTAACGTAACCAAAGGTTTAACAAAAATAGATGAAGTCTCAGGTAAAGTCAGTATCTTACCAGGCGAACAAGGAAGAATGAGAGAATTGGCTAAGGCTATGGATATGTCGGTCGCAGAATTATCCAAAATGGCCATTAAGTCAGGAGAATTGGAATTCAAAATGAAAAAAATTGCGTTCCCTAAAATGGATGTCCCAATGACCGAAGAAGATAGAGAAATGATTGCGAATTTGGCTCAATTTAGTGAAACAAAAACAGGTAAAGGGTTTGCGGTTACAGTAGAAAGTGGAGAACAAAAGTTAGTAAGTGAATTAAATCCTGATGATGTTAAGTTCTTAAAAGAACAGGCCACACCTAAAACATTAGAAGAAATTGCACAAGACCAATTGACAGTAAGTCAAAAAATGTTAAAAACGATGGAACTAATGGCTTCCGCTCCGAGAAGTGGATTGGCTAGAGGGGAGAAAGGGCAGGAACTCAGAAGAAGTCTGGACGTAAAGACTAGTGTTGCAAAAGAAGTAGCATTTAAAAAAGATGAAAATAAGGAAGATTTTCACGATAGAATGGCTAAACAAATGAATGAAGCCGCTGGCACCATGTTTACTGATTTACCAAAATCATTATTTAAGGTGATTCAAGATGCGATACCTAAACATGGAGAAGCGTTCGACCCAGATAAACTTGAAACTGCGTTGAAGGAAGTCATGACTAAAACGGGAACTGAATTAAAGGATAATTTGAAAAAGGTCGGTGGTTCATATGTTAAGTTAGCGGGTGATATTGCAACACAAGCGTTAGCCGCCGAAGCTAAATCCAAAGTCAAAGGAGTCGGAGCACTAGTTACTAATGCAACAACACCCCCAACCACAACCCCCGCACCAAGTTTAAATTGGCACGAGACTTTAGATGCTTCTATGGAGGAGTACAAAAATTCTATGAACTCTCAAACAATCACAACGCCAACTGAAAAAACACCGGAACAAATTAAGGAAGACGAAAACAAAAAACAAACGGAGATTATTGAAGAAATGATAACCGCCGCTTTACAACCAAAAGAAACACCAGGATTAAATATGTCACCCGTTATTGATAACGGTATCGCTCAAACTGATAGGTTAATACAAAGAGTAGACTTATTAATCGATGCGGTTAAAGAGTCAAAGTTCGTAATTGATTATGATAAATTAAAACTACAAGAAAAAGGAGACGAAAACTACACTTCAATTTTTGAACCTATAGTAAATAAATTAAATGAATTTGTTTTAGCCCAAGAAAAAATAATCGGTTTTAAACCACCTGAACCAACAATATCAGAAAACAAAGAAATTAAAACAAATGAAATTATAAAAGAAAATAATTTTGTTGAAGTTAAACCTGAGACGCCAAAAACTACCGAATTCAATTTTACTCCATTAAAGGATATTTTTGTGAGTAACAATGAAAAATTAACTAATAGTGTAAGTGAGTTAAAGAATGGTTTAAATCTTGAACCAAAAATAGTTGAAAACAAAGAAATTAAAACAAATGAAATTATAAAAGAAAAAGAGTTTGTTGAAAATAAACCTGAAATTTCTAAAATGCCTGAATTTGATGTTAATTCTATTGTTAGTACTATGTCAAATCAAACTGATAAATTTGTCGATAATATCAATTCTTTGAAAGAAACGACCAAAGAAAATAAAATGGATATTAATTATGATAAATTTGCATCTAAAACATCATCTAATGATGAGTTCGCATCATTAATCCAACCTATGATAGATAAGTTCGGTGGAACCTTAACATCGGTTGAAAACAAAGTATCAGGTATCAAAAATTTCGAACCAACAATAGTTGAAAACAAACAAATAGAGCAAAAAGAAACAATTAAAGAAAAGGAGATTTTAGAAATTAAACCTGAAATTTCTAAAATGCCTGAATTTGATACTAGTTCTATCGCTAGTGCCATATCAAATCAAACTGATAAATTTTCAGATAATCTAAATTCTTTGAAAGAAACAACCAAAGAAAATAAAATGGATATTAATTACGATAAATTTATATCAAATACGACTCCCGACAAAAATTACTCAACGTTAATCCAACCTATGATTGATAAGTTCGGAGATGCATTCACATCTGTTGAAAATAAAGTATCAGGTGTTAAAAATTTTGAACCCACAGTTGTTGAAAAACAAGAACTAAAAGAACTTAAAATAGAGCAAGAACCATTAAAAATAGAAAGTGCTAAAGAAACACCTATGATTACACCTGAAAAAAATATGGCAGGTGTAACTATAGACGGGTTACAAAAAATAACTGAATCTAAACTACCTGAAAGTGCGGTAAGAAATAATGCAGAAATTGCACCATTAACAATGAAGACAGAAAATACAACTAATGTTGGTGGAGAAATTACTGTAGTTGTTGATGTTAGAGGAGTCCAAAATGATGCTTCAAGATTAATAATTGAGTGTAGCTGCCTGCAACAATAGATGTAAGGTCATTGGACATTTGAAAAATGTAATTTAATCCGGGATTTCCAAATGTTTTTGATCCTACACTAAATAAACTGATAGGTAAAATTTGATAATTAAGTGAGTATCCAAGCAGAGCACTTAATGAAATTGTAGTATACGTACCAGGAGAAGTTAAATTAGCAAAATTATATATATTACCATTAATAACCACGGATACTGCGGTGCCGTTTATAGCGATAGAAAAATAGTATCCAGTCTGACTGTTTGATACAGGGGTGGTAGACGACCAGGTACCTCCGGAGTCTAGTGAAAATATCCATGGAGCCGGTTGACCACTAGATACAGAAAGAGAATAAGCTATAACTGTTGCACCGCTAGATATGATGCCAAACCCTTGCTGATTAGAAGCCTTGGTATTCATTGCTGAGTTCAGTGATGAACCGCTGTTGTACGTTGTACACGCACTACCATCTGTACTATAGAATGTAAAACAATTGGTAGAAGCTAATGCGCTAGAATTCCCCTGGCAAACACCTACGAATCTATTAGAAGCATAAGTTAAGCGTATATAATTGTACAACCCTTGCAAGAGTGGTATAGCTCCACCCAAGAACCAACTCGCCCCATTATCTACAGAATATGCTAAATAACCAGCACTAGTATCTGCTCGCCATCCGCTAATTACAAATCTTCCACCGCCGTACGCTATACCAGTATGATAACGAGTAGTACCCCCAAATACAGTAGGATTGAGTAGCGACCATGTTACTCCACTATTAGTTGATCTATACAAAGTATTATCTGTAGCAGTAGTTGCTATAAGAGTGCCGGAACCATTAGAAGCTAGTTGAACTATTGTTATAGTGGACGGAATCGGGGTAGTCGCGACTGTACCTACTACTTGATAGGCTTTTATCGCAGCTAACTGAGGCGCACTAGCTGTAGTAGTTAAAGTTCCTGATCTTAACCAAGTACTATTATCAGCTAGTGTAACAGTAGGGCCTACGTCAACCATTAATGCTTGTGATCCTACAGGAGTATCCCCCGCAAATTGTGATGCATATGTCATTACATTATCCTCCAACCAAGGGTAGCATTAATATATCGCATTTGATAGTTTGCATTTGCATTATTCATTGTCATATCTTCTGCCGTTCCCATTATATTACTACCATTACGTGCCATCACATTTGTTGTTAGTGCATTTCCTACAGTAACCCAAACAATATCTCCAGCAACAGGACTAGCTGGTA